TGGCCAATTCCAACTGACGCTGAACAGCAGCGACTTTGCTCGGCTCCGGAAACAAAAACTCGGGATACCAAGAGACAAAGCCGTCGTAGGAGAGGGGCGTCTGCATGTTATGCCTCCACAAGCTCCCCGGCAGTTTGATGCCCAACCACCTTCATTTTCTTTTTCGAAGCTGGGTTGTAGCCAGGCTCCGGAGTCGTCGATGTTTCACGGCCAGTCGCAGGGACAACAGCGTTGCCTGTCAGGTTGGCCGGTGGCTCTGGCGTTTCGGGGTGCACCAACTCTTTGTCTGAGCCTTTCCTGGAAAGAATGAGCAGGTTGTTGTCAACCAGTTTCTGGAAAGTCTTCGAGGCGAATAGCCCCCTAACCTCGTCTTCGTGCTTCTCCGGAATGCGGGTCAGCTCTCCAGGCGGAAGGACAATATGCGTTCCGTCCCTGAGCAACAACCCGCGGGCCGAAGTTGTTTGGTTGCGAATTATAAGTGCGTTTTTCATGATTAAATCCCGTCGAAGTAGGCCATGGAGCCCTGTTGACGAACATGGAAAGAGCCGAATTTCTGTTCGCTGTACCACTCGGACCCAAGAGGAGCAGGGAATGGCTGATACATTGTGTATGGCAGCGGGAACGGCAGGCATTGGTTGTCTGGGTTCCTGTCCATAAGGACCATTCTGTCTGTTCCGCCTGCACCAAATCCAGCAAGGTATTTGCTGGGGATAATCTCCAGCTCAATTCCCCGAAGACGCTTGGCGATGTTGTTGGCAATTACAAACTCAAGCACTGTTTGCTGGAGTGGAACGCCTGCGAGCACCATCGGAGTTCTTCCGATTCGCGCAAATTGAGCCATTGGCAAACCAATGACGTTTGGGACAAACAAAGTGCGCCCGTTTATCCACATGAATTCAATTGCGCTGAATATGTCGTTGGCCATCTCTGTGGGTGTTTTATTTTCCCACTCGGTTTGACCAGAGACCCCAGCGGGCACCAACATCGAGGGGATTCCCTCGTAGTTAAACATTGACTTGAATCCAATTGACGCGCTTCCAAACAGCGTGGATGTCTCGACAAGATTGTCACACGCCTTGCGCATTGCGTCGCCCAGGTCATTCGGCAGGCTTGCATTAAAGCCCTGCTGATACTGCCGAGCATCCTCGTTGGTGATTTGAGCGCCAACAGCAGAAACGGCCACGGGCACCTGCACGGCACCCATGGATTGACCGACCTTTGGAATGTTGTTGTTTGGCCCATTCCCAACGAAAGCCGCCGTCCCATGCTTGTCTCGGGTGACATAAGCGTAGGTTGTCGCTCCGGCGCTTATATCTGATTTTACCTGCTCAGGCCTGAGAAATTTATACCATTCATGCTCAGGGTAAAGCGCCTCATAAAACCGACCCTCAACGCTTGCATGGATTGAGAAGGCCACATCAAGCGCAGACATGTTTGGTTGAGAGCCATAGGTTGGACCAGCATTCAGTATTTTTTGTCTATTTAAGCTCATTACGCCACCCCCAGCTCGACAAGCGCACAGGCGTTGTCGTCGGTTGAATTTGATTCACTCACAAACCGAGCATTCGTCAGCTGGACTGTGTCAGCCCCAAGCGCGCCAGCCGAAAAGGAGCCAATCGGCAGGCCGTGGCCTGTGGTGTCTGAGACAATCCAATACACCGCTCCTCCAACGGTCGTGACTCCGCTGGATAAACGCACCCAAATGCGTCCACCGATGCGCTCTTTGCGCATGACATTGCACAGGCGTCCTTCAAACCAGCATGCTTGGCCTGCGGCGTTGGAGTCCATCTGCTGGTTTCGGACAGTAACGCCGGCAAAACTACTGGCTGTCGCCGCGTCAGTCGGAAGTTCTGCGTACAACGAGTTTGTTCCGCTTCGAGAGCCGGCCCTGTCCGCCGCAGGAATAACGCTCGAAACAACCCCAAGGCCGGCCTCAAGGCCATCGGCCCCAACACTGGGGGAGACAATATAGGCGTCGATGAGCGTGTTGTCCGAGGCAAACCCTATGGAGCCCGGGAGAGCCGTCGCCATCTGGTCCACATATTTGGACTGCGCAAACCCTGGCGTGGGCGTAAATCTATTTGCCATTTTTGTTCTCCTTTTTATTGAAGAAGTCCATGCGGCTAAGCATCCGCTCGCGTGGGGACTGGATGCTGACTTGCTCGGCAACAGCGCCCCCGTTGAGTACGCGCTCAACCTTGGGCTGCGGCTTAGTGGCTGCATTGAGAGCCATCGTGTCAAATGCAGCGTCGTAGGCCTCCTGTTTCCAGGACTCGGGCGCCTTCGCTCCCTTCTTGTTGAGAACCCACGTCACGGTTTTGAAGCGACGCTCGGCCATGGTAGAAAGCTTGTCTCCATCACCCTTTCGAATTGAGTTGAGAACTTTTTCCTTCTCTTCGGAGCTGCCAACCTCCTCAGAAACAATGGACTCTTCGTCATTTTTTTGGTTTGCGAGCTCTTCGGCTTTGGCCTCCTGCACCTCAATTTTCAAGAGCTCGTCAATTTTAGCTCTCGCGTCCTGGAGGGTTTTGTCGTGCTCTGCAAGCTTTGCTGTCAGTGTTGCAATCTGAGCCTCGAGCTCTTTCTTTTCCGACATCGACTTTTCGAGTTGCGAAGCATTAAATTTTCGCTCCTCCTCGACCATCGACTCGGCCTCCTTTCTGTCCTCTTCGTTTGAAAACCGGAATTTCTTTTCCGCGTTTCCAAACCTCAAAATTAGCGTTTGCTTCTCTTTCTGCTCTTCTGGCACCGCCGCCTCCATCCTCTGGTTGGTAATCCTCACGCTTGGCCCGCAGCGACCTTCGCCGGCGGGCAAGAGCAAGATGTGGTTGAAACGTATGTTTGTTTGTCTTGCGTCGTATGGCAGGCCGTTGAATTCCCCTGCCTCCGGGATAAGCTCGCCGCTGTACCCGGCGGACACCTCTATGAGCCTCTCCCACTCGGGGAGCGTCTCTTCCGTTATCCTTCGGATTGCGTCCTTTCCACGAATGATGGCGTCACAGAAAATGCCACCACCCTCAACGCGTGGGCTTCCAGCAATGCTTCCGTCTGCCGGGCTGGTTGCGTCACCGGGTATCCGCCACTCGTGCTCTCCAACAAGCACCTCCATCCCCTCGAGAGATGCGAGGGCCTCCGGAGTAAATTCCTCGAGCGGTATATATTCCCGCAGCTCTTTATAGCCCTGGAATTCCGGCGCCTCCTTGAATTCACCTTGCGCATAGACGCGAACATCCTCTCGAAGGACGCACATTGTGACGCGCAAAAAACCGTCTTCGGTGTAGCGCCACTCAATTGGGGACCTGTTGCGAATTTGCACTCTCATGCCATCACCAGCCTCTCGGGCCTGATGATGAGCCGCATGACGCACCTGCAGTTAATTGCCCACCCCGGGTGTCCGTCCGGCGGCGGGCTATCCAAACGAAAAACTTTCCCATGGCGCTCGTAGTGATTCATGTGCGCAGCATTTCCCTTGGGGTAGGGCCCACTTGGATTGCCGACCACTCTCAAATCCCTGGAGGTTTCCCAGGTGTATTCTTCAACACCAANCTCAGTAGCGCGCGCGACAGTCAGGCCGGTGTTCACCTTGCTGGTCTGGTCCCTCGCAATGGTGGCCGCCCTGGTCTTTGAGATGTCAAGCAAGTACTGCAAGTGCTCCGAAAGCGTCCGGCCTTCCGGCAGAGCTTCCTGTCGGAAATTTGCCATCACAGCCTCGGAGGCTTGAGACATATAGTCTTCCGGAACTGAGCGAATAAGAGCCGCCGCCTCAAGGCTCGCCACCTCCGCGGCAGCATGTATTGAGGCAGAGTCGAATATGTCAGCTCGTGAAACGCCCAACGCAGACTTCACGCTCTTCGCAAATCGTTCCCTGGAGGCTTCCGACAACCTCTCAATGAAACGCCTCGCGACGCTGTCCGCCCTAGGGCTGTAGCTTTTCCGCCATTCGTCAGTCAGCTTTTGCAGCGTTTCCCTTGCTTCTGCCGGAGAAATCTTTCCTGACATCCATTTCTTGAGTGTCTTTTCGCTCACGAAAGCACCGTCAAGCGAGCCCAGAATTTCTTTGCGGAGTGCAAGCTCTGCCGCTCTATTCGGAAGCACCGGCATGGCCTGAGACGCCGAGCGCCTCTTTAACTTCCGGATGTCGCTTGGGACGTGAATCATGCGGCCTCCGCAAGCACGCCATCAAGTGGTTCGCTGGGTTTAAATCCCTGCGATAGAAAATCCTTCGAATCAACATTCGTCAGGAATATCTTCCTGGCCTTCAGCTCGGCAGTTGCCGTCGCCATATCTATAAGCCCAATTTCGAAAAATGAGCGGATGGCCATTGCATAGGTGTTGTCAATCTGCGCCTGCTGGACGGCGTCAATAGACCAGAGCGGCTCGTATTCAATCTCGAGCTCATTGGACATTTCAAGCCACTGCATGCCTCCCCAAAGCGAAGCGCCAATCCAATCAACCAGCTTGCGTTGAGCGGGCATCAGCTTTCGCCGCTGCAGCGCGCCAACGTTGTTGTAGTAGTTTTCCAAGTCGCTTGTGCCGGTGGCGTTGAGCCCTCCCGGGGCCTGGCCCAAAAACCGCGTTGCAGGAATGTCGCTGGCTGCCGAGAGAATTTGAAGGAACGTCATTACAAGCTCAGGGACGCTGCCAAAAGAGGCGCTGTGCTGCTTGAATTCAACCCCCTTGGCCTCAACCATGGCCGCACGCATGCTGCTCAGCTGCGTAACTATTTTTTCCAGCTCCGCCACGACAGCAGAGCCGCCAGTCGAAGAAATGCTGCGCAAGTTCTCAACGGACAAAATAAGGCACGAGGCCATGTTGACGAGGTGATAGGCTCCTTGTTGCGTGCCAGTGGCGCGCACAAGCAAGTCATAAAGTGTTGCCAATTTGCTTTCGCCAAAACCGAAGAGGCTGACACGCATCCCCTCAAATATTTTCGAGGTTGCCGGGTTGAAGAGCGCATCTCCATCGAATAGGCACACCCGAGAGCAGTGCGTGTCTATGCCGCTAATGGCGATGGAACTTATTTTGTCATAGGTGGGCGAGAATGGGTCAGAGTCTATGACAGAGCGGGTGATTCTCGAAATGTCGATGACGTTGACTGCCTGCAGGTCTCCACGCTCAATGTCTCTCACGTGAAGCGGACCAGAAAGGCCGCGGGGCGGAAGTTTAAAAACGCCAAACAATGCAGCGCCACCAAGTAACCGCTCTTGAATCATAGCGCGCCTAAGGGCTTGCTCGACGTTCAGCGCCAAGTATGTGTCCATCAGCGGCTTGGAAATTCCATCGTCAACACCGGATATTTTGAACGGCTTGCGCAGCGCATCGTCGACAGGGATGTTGATGAGCTTTTCGGCCTCCCATGAAGTCCTGTACCATCTGACGTATTCCTGCCACCGCCCCCATGGGTTTGTGCTGTAGTATGGGTTTGTTGAGCCTTCGCTGGCGCTGCTTTGAGCGCTCCTGTCCTGGAGTGTCGTGCCCCCGACACCTCGGAGCACTGTGTTTTGGATGCGCTGAGGCGCCGTCTTTTTTGCAGCCGGTCTCTTTGCCTTAGCCACGCCCACCTCCCCACCATCGCCATAGAGAGTCGGCCATTGTCAGCGTGTCGCAATGGTCGTCAAAGGCGTGCGACATGTCCGGAGAAAATGCCGAGCATTCCTCCATTAGCACCTTGGCATGCATCTCCACTCGCTCTTTCTTGTCGATACCAATGGAGACTTCTTCCTTCCCCCTGGGGAGCAGTATTCTTCCGGCATGCACAGAGCGGCTGGCAATTCGCATCCTCGCCGGTTTGTCGGTTGGATATTCAAAGTGAGACGGGTTCCACGCTCTGGCCGGGACTCCTTCCTTTAGGAGCGTCTGCTCAAGAGGCGTTCCGGAGGCCTTATCTTCAATCCAGAATGTTTGAGCCCCTTTCGCGGCCCACTTCTGCCAGAAATCTTTGGCTGTCATGAGGAGTCTTGGAAACTCCATGCGCCCATACACTGCATCCAAGCAATAAAGATTGCCGTCCTCTAGGCCAATCTCCCATGCCCGAATAACCGAGGCGTCATTCTCCGACTTCTCCTTGAATGCTGTGTCGGCTGTCAGGAATATTGCCCCGCGTCTCCGCTGGACAGCGGGGTCATAAAAGCGCCACCAGTCGAGTTTGATGATGTTGCCACCCTCGACAATGGGAGAACACATGTACTGAGCCCAGTATGTCGCCGGGTCTACCTTGAGCAGGACGTCCAGCTCCTCATTGCTCAGCGTCACCGGGTTGAGGAGCTCTCGGTTGTCGTTCCTGGCCGGCAATGAGAGGATGTGCCACGAGTCAGGCTCCGCCTTGGCTAGGTACCCAACGAGGTCGTCCGGGTGCAGGCGCTGCATCACAAGGATGATTGGCGTGCTCTTCTTTGAGTTGAGCCGGCTTCGAAGCGTGCCGTTATAATACCTTATGCACTTTTGCCGAATGGTTTTTGAGCGCGCATCTTCTGCCTTTATTGGGTCATCGATTATGAGTGCTCCGCCAAAATAGCCTCGCGCCTTTCCAGCTCCGAAACCTATTATGGCCCCGCCAAGCCCAACAGAATAGAGGGAGCCTCCAAGGGTTGTCTTGAATTTCTGCTGCAGCTCTCGCTCTGCAGCATCTATCCTGGTATCTGGATACTGGGCGCCAACCCACTCCGAAGTTAAAATTTTGTGAACACCGATTGAGTTGTCAGCGGCCAACGTGCTGCCTGCCGAGGCCAGAATAAACTCAGCATCGGGAGCCACTTCGCAGAGGCACCACGCCGGGAACACGCGGCTGACAATTTCTGTTTTGAAGCAGCGAGGGGGCAGCGTTATGGCTAAATTTTTCTTGCCATCTGGAAGCTCTCCGACAACGCACCGCTCAAGTGAATCAGTGACTTGGTGCATGTACGGGAAGTCATGAAAAGTTGTTCCTGCCTCGCCGGCATTGCGGTCCAGGAACTCAAAGAGGCTATGTTTCATTCTTGGCCCCCTTGTCTTTCCCTGCCGTCTCCGCGGCCTCAGCAGCCCTTTTGGCCCGAAGCTCGGCCAGCCTCTCTTTTGCAAAACGCTCACAGTCGGCTTGCGACATCTGCACGTTGACAACCGCCGTCGCTGGAGCCTCTTTCCTGTACTTCTCGGGAAACTCGGCGCGGAGCAGCTCTATCAGGAGTTTGTCTGAGTAGCTCTTTACAGACGCCACTTTCTTGCCTGCATAATACAAGGGCTCGCGCACTCCATTGAACGCCCGTCGGCGAGCCTCGTCTTCGAGGGCTCGGTAGCCAACGCGCTGAGCTGCACGAAACTCTTTTGCGAACTCGGCGTCTGTCTCCTCTCGTAGGTAGATAAGTCGACGACTAACATTTGCCGTCTTGGCGGCCCTGGAGACGTTGCCGCCATTCCTAGAGAGCTCAGCCAAAAATTTTGAAACCCTTTTAGGTGTGAGGCTGAGATGGGCGGGGTTTTTGAGCTTAGGCAGCGTATAGCGGCTCTTTGGCGCCTTGCGCACTTTGCCTTTGTTTTTTTTGCCCGCTCCGGCCTTCACCTTCAAACCTCCAACCCAACTCTCGCCAACCAAAAAAGAGGTGCTGCGCGTTTAACCACCGCCAACCCGACCTACCGCCTTGAGCTTAAGAGCCCCAAGGACCGCTCAACGCGCAGCGCCATAAAAAGGTGCCTCTCGGACTGCAGATGGATGGCGCAGGACGGGAAAGGGAGTCCATGGCAGGGAGCCATGGAGGGGGTTCCAGGTCGCCGAAAGCATCTGTCCGAGAGGCATGTGTCATCGCCGATTTATTCCACGCGCCATTAGGCGCGACCAAAAATTCAAAAAAATGGAATTGGAATTGACTCAGCCAACCAGAGTAAGAAAGCCGCGCAAGGCGGGACCAGGCTGAGAATGGAACTCTGTTCAAAAAACGCGCCAATGGCGCAAATCAGAGACAGTAAATAACAGGCAAAAACAGAATACAAGTGTTTTTGTCGGAAAAATTAATCAGGAATCTCTGTATTTATTTGGATGCTTTGGATGCTCCCGCGTCCCTTGGCTACGACAGCCCGGACACCAGCGCAGCGACAGCCAACTCCTTGCTCCCAGTCGTGAGGCGATAAAAACGCCCCCGGCTCAAAGAGAGGCGCCTTAAGCAGCACCAGTTCAACGCCCGGGTTTGCCCGCTCAAACCAGTCTTTGTAGCTCTCCCAAATTTCCGTTCGGACATATACAAATGGGACTGTGCGCGACGAGGCAAACGCATTTACTGTGTCAACGCTGGCGCAAGAAAGCAAAAGCTCGTTAAACTCGTGCGCATCGTCTGCCGCTTGCCGAAGCTGCACTTTGATTGATTCCAGCTCTTTGCTCATTTTTCAGCTTGCCTTTTTGCGCTTCTGCCGAATCGCCTCAATGCGGGCGAAAAACCGCTCTGCCCCTCTGCGAGTATCCGCGCAAATCTCCTGCGGCGTCATGCCTTTGCGTTTCTCGTAGTGCCAATCCCGGATTTTGCGGATGTCGTCGAGCGTGAAGTCCGGGCTGAGCTCTGGCTTTGGTATGTCACTCATTGTCTCCTCCTTCCACAAGCATGGTTGGGGTGTAAATCATTATATCCTTATAGCCACCCTTTGCCGCAATATCCCTGGCGCCTTCTATTGTCCTGGCGTTCACAATGTGCTTGAAATTCCAGGAGACTATGACGTCACAGCCTGACAGCAGCGCAGCCGCTATGTGACGACAGTCACTGAAGCTCTTTTCCCTCAGAATTCCGAAGTCGACGAACTTGCCAGCAAGCGCAACCACCTCGTCGCTGGACTCCACTCGCTCATATTCGATTCCCTCCAGGAAGTCGTACAGACGGTCCAGCTTTTGCTCTGAACAGCCCTCGAGCTCATCAAACACAACCTCGGACAGCACCACCGCATAGACGCCCCTTTTGATTTTTTCCCACAGCCGCTGGGTATCTCTCATTTTCTTTGGGGTGTCGTCGGCATCCAGGTGGCTGATGACTGAGGTGTCGAGGTAGATTTTGGTCTTTTTTGTGCTCATGATTTATGTATAGCACATATTTCGGGCGCGTCAACAAAAAAACGCACTTTGTTTTTATTTTTTTTGAATGGGCGATTTTTGGTATTTTCGGGCGCCAAGGGCCCGTGTCTGGATTTTTTTGACGGTCCGAAGGGAAAGACCACATTCAAGAGCCGTTTCCTTCTGTGTTTTTAGCCCCTTGAGCTTAATAACATAACCTATAAGGTCGTCCGTTGCTTGCGCCCACCTTTGGACACCGGCGGGGTACTTTGCCCATGTCTTTTTGCACTCGCGACATAGCCACCTTTGCCCGGAAAACTTGACGTACGTCGGTCGCCCTCCCCTTGGAATGTCCCGGAACAGCCGTGTTGGCCTCCCGAACTTGACAACATTTTCGCTCTTGCAAAACTCACACTGCATCGGGCTCCCTCTCCGCGGCCAGCTCGTCCGCTAACGCTATCATTTCGGCTCCCCTTTGGCGCAAGAGGGCAATGGTATCATCCATAACCCCGGGTGGGACATCTCGATAGCCTGAAAGCCACTGCCTGAGGCGCTTGGGGTCAGACAGCTTGAGCATGCGAGAAAGCTCTGTCTGCCAATGAGGACCAAACAAGGCTTGCCCAGCCCTCTCTAGGTTTTCGGCATCATTCATCGCCTCTTTTTTTAGCAGCCATAGGCGAAAAATGAAAGCTATCAGAACGGGACAGTAACCCATTCCCGGAGCCTCCGGTCAGAATTATAGGCATCCGTCATTGACTGCCGGCGATGGCCGAGCAGCTTGCGTGTGTCAATTCCCTGCTCTGCGTATAGGCGCTCTGAGAGGCTGCGTTGCTCATGGAACGTTGGCGGCGTGCCCTCGCCCTTCCACGGGCCCAGGACAGTCTTGCGCAGCCCGCAAAATCTGACCGATAGGAGCGTTGGGTTGATATGCCGCCCAAAATCCTTTTGAGCCGGGCGCAGCAAGTACTGGCTGCTATTGCCATCTCGGCATAGGTCTACCACGTCTGCGAGCGACCAACCAATGGCCTCACAGCGCAGCGCTAATGGAATTGCCACTCGCGCACCAGTTTTTTGCTGCTCTACTCGCAGATAGCCATCCGTAATCTGCTCAAAGCGCATCCGTGCTATGTCACCGCGCCTCTGGCCAGCTACGACGGCCAGCAGCATAGCCCTGTAGATGTATGGATATTGGCTCCGCGACGCAACATCCAGCATCTCGCGCCAAGCATCTAATGACAGGCGATTGCGTTGCACTGATGCCCGCGGCACTCGCACTGCTCGGGCTGGATTGCAGTCTGCTGGCACAACCCCTTCCTCGATTGCCTCGTAGCTCAGGCGGCGCAGCAAAATACAGGCACGCTGCGCCGAGGTAAACAGCCCTTGGCCTTGCATAGCACGCACAACCCGCATGATGTCGGGAGGCTTGATTCTATCCATCCTCATGTCGCCGATATGCTTCGCAATGTGTCGGCACAAAGCCCTAGCATTGTAGAGTGTTGTCTTTTTTCGCTCACCTGACGCCACCTGCTCCTCGACAGAGGATAGATGGCGGTCCATCCACGCAGAGACGGTGGGCGCACGTCTAAAAAGCTTAAACATGTCGCGCACCTATGAGTCCTTTTGTTCTATCCAATATGGAGGAGCATCAACCTTATGCGCCTTTGCATCAAAGCTCCTGCATTGCTCCAAAAACTCTGGCGTAAACACCGCTGAGATGTCTTTCCCAGAGAATCCAGCAACGCCTTTTGGATATATAGGCTTTGCCTCCATGTCTCGCACAACCCCCATGATTTTATATTGAAACGGCCAGCACTCCCAGTCAATCGAGGCATCAAAAAAACTACGGCTGCAGCATTTGGTCCAAACTATTCGAGAAGCTGGGGAGCCCAGGTTATTGCTGGTGAAACACTGGCCGTCTTCGCGAATAAAAACAGTAACATGCCCCTTTCTCGCCACATACAGCCTGCCATTTAGCTTATTCATTTCTGGCCCCCGTGCGAATAATCGCCCCAGCAGGAGCAGAAGAAACTGCCGCCCAATCAATTACCCACGATGCATCATCATTGTTTCTGATGCCGTCTGCCGGCCATGTTGCCACCAGGTTCAGTTTGCATGCCACATCTGTCGCACTTACGGAATCCCGAACGTTATCAACTCGATACGCACGCACGGCGCAGCCGTGGCGCTTATGATTAGGATGCGCAGGCTGGCAATTGCCTGCGCTATTGACTTTTATGTATACTGTTTTCATTTCTAAGCCTCCAAAAGCTTTAGGCCGCCCCGTATGGGCCTGCCTGGCTTTCGCCTACGCCCAGAGGGGCGTTTCGGCGGGGAGCCACCCCGCAGCTCATCAGGGCGAGACGCGCTTTAGCGACTCAGGTTCCACCGGGTACCAAGGCGAGCTTGAATTTATATACACTGTGTTTCTCGGGAGCGTGCCTCCCTGACAAGCTACGCGGAATCCAACAATTTTATACGGTCCAAACTTGAGGCCTGCAGGGTTTGTGTATTGTACCATGTCTCCAACCCTGAATCCGTGCGCCTCTTTCGGTCCATTCAAAACCTCTGGGTCTTTTGCCGGGTCGTATGTCATTTCAAACCTCGTCGTGTTTGGCGCACTCAAGCATCCTCTCCAGGATGCGCCCATATGCAGGCCTCATGTCCTCCGGAACGAGACCAACGCATGAGTCCACATCGTCCGGAATTTCTTCTTGTTTTTTAAGCAAATGCGGCTTGTCGCTGTTCCTTAGCATTGTGTCCACCGCATGTGTAATCAGGCCAGTATCGCAGCCAATAATTATAGCGATAGCGTTGGCGTACCCACTCAGCCACCCCCAAAATTTCTCCTGAGCCTCGATGCACTCTTTCCGACTGGGCGTGTAGTTGCTCGGACGCCAGCTGTAGTCCTCTTCGCTTTCCGGGTATTTGTCCAGGCGCTCCAGGGAGGCCAGCACGCGCTCATGCTGGGCCATCCTGAATTGCAGGTTTGGAATCAACTTCTCTACAATTTCTTTGTTTTTGGAGTTCATCTTTTAGCCTCCCTAGGCTGTCTAGCCGCCCCTAATTGGGCCTGCTCATACGCAATACATAGCACACTCTTTTGGTTCGTCAACAAAAAAATGCACTTTTATTTTTTTATCCGGCGCTCGGTTCCCATGCTTTTGAAAATTCTTTGTCTCTGAAAGCTTCCGCCAGGCCTTTAACCTGCTTGAGCCTGAGAACCTCGTCCGGGTCCATACCAAGTTCCTTGCCAATGCGAGCATCCGACCAGTGGTGTTTTGTCAGCATCGTTATGAGGCTGGCCGACAGCTCCACCTGGTGAGAACCGCGCGCCATGTTGTGGCGCACTGTGGCTGTGATGCGGTCCTCCAGCGGCTTATCCAGCATCGATACCGGGATATAGCCATGGAGGCTCTCGGATATTTTGGGGACTGTTTTTATGGTAGTTGTCCGATGAAAACCGTCGACAACAACATAGCCTCCATCGTCCTTGCGACACACCACAACAGGCATTGTAAGCCCGTCCTTTTCAATGGAGAGCCTCAAGAGCCGCATTTCGGGAGGGGCCACTTTGTTTGGGTTATAGTCGTTGCCAACAATACTCTCTGCGGGAACCAATTGAGGGCGCAGACAAGGGTGGCTGATGCCAAGCAAGTCGGCTGCCTCGTTCACGAGCCGGTTATATTCTGCAACACGCTCTGCAATATCCATTATAGCTCCATGTATTTTAAAATCAGCTCCTGCTGGCGCTCCATCTCTCGCTTCGTCTGGGTGAATGAGAGACCCTTGCACCAATAATCATTCTTCAGAAGCACCTTGCAGATTCGACGCCACGACGGGGCTTTTCGCTTGGCTTCTAGCTGCGGATCCGCCTCATCCGGCACCACTGGCACTGCGCCCTTTTCGTCCCACCACTTCAAAAATGTGGCGATTTTTCTTCGGTAATGCTCGGCCGTGTGCGGAGGCATGGTAGAGAGCAAAAACTCTGCGTAGCTTTGCCACGTGTGGCCCTTTGGGAGCCGAATTCGGATGTTGCCAAATACATTTCCGGAGAGCTGGACATATCGGTTTCCAAAATTCGCGCCCTGGACACGATTCACGATGCGTGTCCATGTCTCCGGCTCGAGGATTTTGAAAAGCCACAGCCCCTTTCGTTGGTCATCGCCGTATGGCTGGCATAGGCGCTGCTCATGCAGTGGGACGCCCGCCATGTGCATGAGGTCATAAACTTTGTTGTACGCCCACCCCTGCTTGCCGTGAGCTATCCACACATCCTCAGTGCTCCAATCATAAATTGGGTATGCGTTATAAACAGCATCAGACATCTGTGTCGTCCAGCACCAGTTCTTCCATGGCGTTTTCTTAGTGCTGACGATTGTGCGGTAGCGGTTTAGGCTCTCGTCGCTGCGAATTGCTACAAGGCAGGCTGTTCGCACACCACCAGAAAACCACTCGGCAAACGCCGGCGTGAATTCTTCGAACTCCATTCCTCGCCTGAAAAACGGAAAATATGACTCGTCTGAAATGACGCTTGTGTGCGTCGGCATCGGCTTAATCCAGTCTCCTCGGCGCTCAGGGTCCCAGCACAGCCAGTGTGGCTCAAATTGAGAAACAGCATTTCTGAGGTGCAGCGGGAGGCATATCCACCAAGGACGAATCTCTGGATGAGACATGACTCTCTCGACATACTCACGCGAGTGCTGATACTGGCCCTCTAAGTCTATGGTCATGACATCCAGAGGAAGACGTCCTTTTTCGCGCGCAACATCAAGCGCCAGATGCAGCAGCGCCGACGAGTCTTTTCCTCCGCTGAATGACAAATACACGCGCTCAAAGTCGTCAAATAAATCAGACAAGCGCTGTCGCGCAGCTGTGTAAACATCAATACATAAATATCTCTTACTCATACGGCGCTCAACTCCCTGAATGCGCGCTCGCGGTTCTGCTTCATAAGCCTCGTGAAGTATCCAATGATGCTTTCTTTTTTTTCATGGGATTTCAAGATTCGCTCGTCGAGAGAATCTCGGTAGATAAAATCATAGTATGTGCATGGCGTGTTTTTTATAGCGGGCGCCTTGATTCTGGCCGCCGCCTGGATGCGGGATTCGTAGTCGAACGACTGGCCATAAAACATCGACACGTCACACTCATATATGTCAATTCCGCGCTTTGCGACCGGAAGCATTGCCACAAGCGTTCCGCATTGAGACTTACGAAACGCTGCTATTTTTTCGTGCCGCTCGTCAGGTTTATCGTCTCCGGAAACAGTGACTACGTCAGGAATTGCCTCGCAAATTTTTGACACCTCGTGCTTGCGGGCGCACCAAATGACAACCTTTCCATCTATTCCTGCGCGTGTCCTTACCAGTGCGCATAGCTTCGGTGTGTCGAATTCTTGATGAGAAAGCGTCTTCTCATCCTCTCCGTCAACTTGCGCCTGTATGCGGGCAGACAAATGGCCAGACATGACGCTCTGCAACGCCGTGAACAGCAGATATATGTCACACTGATTCTCTTCCTGGTTTTCCATGCGCTTAAGAATGACTCTTTTGATGTGTCGATAGGCTTCAACCTGCTCATCAGACATGTCAACGCACACAATCTTCTCTTCGTCTCGCGTCGATGGAGGCGGAAAATATGAAAAAACATATGGATCGAGAGAGGTTGTTATGTGCTCCTCGTTTTTCGTGTCTCGCACCAATCCCGGGTATTTTTCACTCATTACCAGGTGCTCTCTTTGGAAATGCCAGTACTTATGGTAGCCAAGAATTCTCCAATCAAGCAGACGCGCTTGTGCGTATATGTCGTGGAGGTTTTGCGTTATCGGAGAGCCTGACAGCAGCCCTCGAAGATGAAATAGATGCGCAATATCCATGAGCCGTTTAAAGCGCCTGGAAAGGCCATTTTTAAACATATGGCTCTCGTCCACTATCAGGGCGCACTTACCTTCGCGAACAAAGCGCAGCATTGGCTCTAGGCGCTTTTGGCCGCATCCGCTGATGGTCTCCGCACCAAAGAGCATAACTGGAAAGTCAGCCTGCCTGAAAACGCTCCACTGCCATTCTGCCGTACGCTGGACAGACAGAGGCATAATCCACAAGCAGCGGTCAATCCTCCCGGCTTTGAAGTGGCATGTCACAAGGTCGATGGCTGTCTTTGTTTTTCCAGCGCGACACTCCATGAAAAGCGCAAAAACTTTTCGACAGTGAAGATGCTGCAAGGCAGCCGTTTGCTGAGGCATGTTGCCATCAGTTGATACTGATAGCTGAACCCAGGAAGATAGCTCGTCAATAAGNTCAGGAACGCCCCTGCTTTGGCCGTAGATACTGTCCTTGTAGAGCATTGGGAGGCTTTTTTCGTTGGCCATCCGAAGCAAGCATTGCTTGCTTTTTTGGTATGGATCGCGGATGGCCCACTTTGGCACCCAGCATGTGTTGATACCTCCGTACGTTTGCCATGCAAGCCTGTATGCGTTTTCTGTGCAGCCGTGGATTCGAATGTTTTTGAGCTGCACCCACTCTTTTTGGTCTTTTTCTTTCGGTTCTGGAAGGCAGTTTTTTTGTGGAATCATTGCTTGTCCGTTGCGCTTAAAAAAGCCTCTTCAGTGTCTCGTTCAATGCCTTCGTCTCCGACATTTTTGTCGCCCTCCACGCCCACTTCTCCCCATGAATTCCGTTTTTGGGTCCCCTGTGGCACTCCATGCAAAGCGGGACAGACATAAACCACAACCCTTGCTCAATCTCGTGCGCCTCGCTTGGCGGGTGCGCCTTGCACACTGCGCACGGGAGGCCCCTAACCTTCTCGACGTGGCGGCGCTCTTGCGCTGTCATGGGGCGCTTATTCTTGGAGTGCATATCCCTTCTCCAAAACAACCCCGCGCTGTGCGGCCACGGCGAGCAAAAACTCAATCCATTCGCTGAAACGCTTCCTTGAAAACTCCCGCGTTCTCTTCCCGAGCATGACGACGCCACCATCAATTCCCATGGCCAGCTGGAGCTTCTCTTTCTCGAAAGCGGCTGTGAGCACGTCCTTCCACTCCTCCGGCGTCATGCTCCTCATTCTGCCGTTGACTGGCCACTCGAGCTGTTGGCTGAATTCGTGCAGAATGGGCCACATTGCGGCGTTCTGGTCCAGGCTGCGGCTTGGGCCCTGGACGACAACACGGCTGTCAGACGGGGCTTCCTTGACGGCCTGGATGGCATTCATCCTGGCCACTTCGTGCGCCAAAATGAAAACGCGCTTATCCATCGGCGCACGCCTCTAGACAGGGGTCGCACTTTTCACGCTTGCTGACGGATACAAAGTCCGAGAAAATCGAATACCCAAACAAAGAGCAATAATACCCTGATTCAGTCCACGTCCTTCTCGAGAGATGCGCGCAATGCTTATTCTTCCCAGGCGGATTGCAAAACTTACCTCCCGGGACTTCCGCCTCAATCTCGACTTTGATTTTCATGGCGCCCTCCCCGTCTGCCTGTAGTCGCCCCAATCAAACTCCAGGCACATTCCCCCGCCCTGGGCCATGCGGCTGTATACCGCGACGCCAAGCGCCGTCTTGAGCGCATCCCGCGACAGGTTTGTCATGAGCACCGTCGGCCTCTGCATCTCGTAGCGCGCGTTGAGTAGCTCAAAAATTGCGTCGCTGGAGCTTTTTGTTTCCGCGTGCCGGCCAAACTCGTCGAGGAAAAGCAAGTCGTAGCTCGCCAGCGTCTGAAGCACTTGGCTTCGTCCGCCGAAGGCGGCGCCCCATAGGCTGTCCAGGTATTTGCTCACAAGCAGATATTTCACGCTGTGCTTGCGTAAAATGAGCTCTATCGCCCCCGCCGCCGCCAGGTGGTTTTTCCCTGTCCCAACGCTCCCGCAAAGCATCATGCATGAGCCATTCTTTAGGTTTTTAGGGAAGTTGATGAAATACTCCTTGAACGCCCTGAAAACCTCACCCTGCCGGGCTCCAGCCTGAAGCCTGTAGTTTTCAAAGGTGCAGTCCAGAAACCTGTCCCCAAAGCCGGCCCTCGAAAGTTTTTCCTTGAGACGCTTCTCGCCCCAGCACTTGGGGCACCCGGGGCGAAACCTCTCCACCCCATCCTCCAGGACGCTGAGCGCAAACTCGCCGTGGGTTTCGCAATGGCCAACCTCCGGCTCGAAAACACCCGCTGACGGGTTGTCCCGCGGAGTCAAGCCGCGCCTATATTTTGCTCCAGCCAAAACATCTGCAATTGTTTTCATGTATTGCACTCCTTAAAGGAAGCTTACTGCCGGACCTTTCCCGTGCTCGTGTAGCTGCTCGTCGATGGGGTGGGCGGGCTTCTTAGGGGGAGCTCTGGCGGTGGAATTCCTGTCGCCGACATACTTCGCCAGGAATCCCTGCCACCCGGCTCCAGCGACAGCCAAAAGCGCATCTTCGAGGGTGTAGTTGGCTTTTTTCGCTTCGCGTCGAGTGAATTTTATTTTTGACTCCGTCACGGAAAGCTTCAATTCTTCCATGTGTTTAAGGTACGCGACCCAACACTCGTCGCTGACGTCTGGCGGCTGCTTGGCTTCGCAAACCCAGGAAGGTTTTTTTAGTTTTTGCTTTTGAGGGGACGCTGCTGGAGGTTCTGGCCCAGCCCGAAACTCAGGCGGGCCAACCAAACCAACACTTCCCCCCGACGGGGGGGATATAGGGGGGGTATACTGGGTTATGGGTATTGGGTATTGGGTATTGGGTAGCATTTCATATGCACTGCTCATGCANTGCTCATGNTNTGCTTGTGCTATGCCTGTGTTATGCATATGCATTGCTTGTGCACTGCTTTTGCATTGCTTGCTCTCCAGGTTTTCATTGTTCATGCATTGCTCATGCTCTGCTTGTGCTATGCTCTTCCCCCACCTTTTATTGGCCCCCGCGCGCTTTTTCTCCGCCGCCGCGTTAACCTTCGAAATTTCTCGCTCGCATCTTCGGTTTACCCATCCGTTTTCGGAGAGCGTGAAAAATTCATCCAGCACACTTTGCACTTCGG